CTCCACAGCACCAGCAGTCACCGTCACCGAAGGCACGGGCGTTACCGTCACGCCAGCAGCCATCGCAGCGACCTCGACAGCCCCTGCTGTCACCGTTAGCGAAGGCACCGGCGTCACCGTTAGCCCCGCTGTCATCGCGGCGACAGCGGCTCTGCCAGCGGTCACCGTTGAGATCCTGCTTGTCGTCTACGCCGACACGGTTACCAGCACCGCAGCCCTCCCCGCAGTCACGGTCACCGAAGGCACAGGCGTCACAGTCAACGCAGCGACTGTGTCCGGTTCTGGACTCATTCCAGAAGTCACAGTTAGCGAAGGCACCGGTGTCACGGTCACGCCAGCGGCTGTCGCAGCAACCTCCACGGTCCCCGACCCAACGATCACCGAGGGTGCGGGGGTCACGGTTGCTCGTCCGCAGATCGCAGCAACCAGCACAGTCCCGTCGCTAGACCTCTCGATGCGTTATGTACCAACCATTGAGAACATTCTGCCGCAGATCGACGTGGTCCCGTACCACACCAACGACCCTGCCCGTCGGCTGGCACGGTTCCGCACGCCAGGTGCCCGTGGACGCAACATCTTTATTCTGACCAGCGGCGCAGTCACGACCCGTCAACCAGGCGATCCGACGTTGATTAGCCGCACGTTGCTGGGCGGGCACGAATCACCGACTGATCTAACATCAGAAGAGTTGGATGCGCTGGTTGGCGCTGGATACACCGTGGAGGTGCGCTGATGCCAAGGTACGACTACCGCTGCAAAGTGTGCGGCGCTGTTGAAGAAACGGTGCATGGGTTCAAGGAAGACCCTGAGATGCATTGTTTGGAGTGTGGCGCGGTGATGGGCCGCATGCTCGGCATGCCGTATGTGTCACCGTCAGCAGTCCCGTCACGCAACAACGTCATCGACCTAGAAGCGACGAAGCAGGCTGAGAAGGAGAAGGTGGCTGACATGGACGCGTACAAGCGTCTGCGTAAGAACGGTGTGCAGCCGCCGTCGATCAATGGGTCCGCTCGGCTGGAAGCCAAAGCGGAAGAAAAGCATGAGGTAAACTCCGGCAAGACGTTTGCGACCGCTACCGGTCGGAAGCGTGGCATGGGACTTGTGCGGGATGCGTTGGGTGAATAATGACTGCTCAGACTTGGATTGACGAGACGCGTGACCTGCTTCTCACTGACTATGTAGAAGAGCAGGCGACGCTTGCCGCTGGGCTGGACGCAGATGCGTCGGATACGTCGGTGAGCTTTGCGTTGCCGTCAACGATCGTGCCCGGTGTGGTTCCCGGCGCAACGATCGAGGTCGGCACAGAGTTGATGTATGTGTTCTCGGTGTCGGATGCCGGGTTGGCGACGGTCAAACGTGGCTACAAAGGGTCGGAGGCTGCGGCACACTCAATCGGTGACCTTGTCACCGTGAACCCGAAGTTCCCTGCCTACCAGATCCTCGACGCGCTCAACCACGAGTTGCGTGACCTGTCGTCGCCGCAGCACGGCCTGTTCCAGATCAAGACCGTCGAGGTCACGTTCAACGCAGCCCAGGACGGCTACGACCTGACCGGCGTCACCGACGACATCCTGTCGATCTACCAAGTCACCTACTCGGACCCTGGGTCGGAGGCGTCGGAGCCTGCGATCACCGAGTATGCGTTGCGCCGCGACCGCAACACGTCAGCGTTCCCGTCAGGCTACGGCCTGATCCTGCACTCGGATGCGTGGCCTGGCGAAACGGTGCGGGTCCTGTACAAGTGCGGGTTCGGCACCCTGACCGACGGCACCACAGCCCTGTCCACAACCGGGCTACACCCCGAGGCATATGACTTGCCTGCGCTGGGTGCAGCGTTGCGCCTGATGTCGTCGCGTCCGATCCGACGCGAGTTCCTCGATGAACAAGGGTCGTCTCGATCGGCTGAAGAGGTCGTGTCTGGTGCGATCTCGGCATCGATGCGTGACCTGCGTGCCCTGCGCCTTGACCGGATCAACGCAGAAACGACCCGCCTGTACAGCCAGTACCCGGCAACGTGGACCCGTTCGGGTGGTAGGACGCAGACTTCGATCTATCGAGGGGTGTAGCGATGGCGCACGCTGCGGAGCGACTGCCTGTCACGATTGACGGCAGGTCGTATTTGATCGAGACGGAAGGGTACAGTCGCACGACTGTGCCGACTCTGCGTGAGCAGCGGGACACGTCGGGCGAGGCGGGCGAGCAGCGCCTGAATACCCAGTTTTGGGTGCGGTCGCAGACTGACTGGTCGTACGGTGCCGGTCAGGAGTATTTCGATAACGACGATTCGGATCGTCGCCGGTTCTACACGTCGTCGGGCATTGACCCGTGGACGAAGGGCCAGGTGTCGTTGCTGCCTATCTGCGAGGACAAGGGCAACACGGGCGATGACGTGATTATGAAGGTGTTTACGAGCGGCAGCACGGACTACATGTATGTCGCTTCGGGCACCGACCTGTACTACTCGCAAGATTTCGATACAGACACGCCAACGTGGACGCCGGTTACGGCTTTGGATACGCCAGAAACCATCACAGACTTCACGTCTGATGGCACGACCGTGTTCATTGCGTACGGTTCTGCACGCCACATGGCAGAAACCGACGTTGGAAGCACCGACCAACCGGATTCGCTGGGGTCGTCCGAGCCAGACAAACTTCGATACGTCGGCGGCAGGCTAATCGAGCTAGACGGCAGCACAATCGAAGAGCTTGCCGCTAACGGCTCGGTGCTGGGATCTGCCACGTTCTCGCTGATCCACGGCAGCGTCTGGCAAGACGTGTGCGTCGGCCCTGTCGGCCTGTACGCAGCCGCCAACAGCAACGACACCGGCTCGCTCTACTTCCTTGCCGCCGGGTCTGACGGGGCGATCACAAGCCCGCAGCAGGTCGCTGATCTGCCTCGTGGCGAAACGATCAACGCCATCGAGTCGTACGGCGGTCTGCTCGTCATCGCGACTAGCAAGGGTTTGCGTGTCGCTGCGATGAACCAAGACGCAAGCGTTAGCTATGGACCCGTTATTGATAACGGTGGCGCTGCTTACTCGTTGGCTACTGACGACCGGTTCGTGTGGTTCGGCACTGCTAACGGTCAGGTGTACCGGGCTGACCTGTCGGTGTTTACTGACACTCTGGTGCCAGCGTGGGCGACCGATGTCGTGTCGACTGGTTCGACGCCTGGGAATGTGACGTGGGTGGCGCGTGTCGATGGCGAGACGTTCTTTGTGGATGCTGCGAACGGTGTGCAGGGCCACGCTGCGTCGGGCGACCGGGTGGCGTCGGGCACGCTGACCGTTGGCGATGTGCGTTGGAACAGCCAGTTCGACAAGTCGCTGCGACAGGTCGAGGTGCGTGCGTCGCCTACGTTGGCGGTGACTGGCACTCGAACGTACGAGCAGGCTGGCGAAACCTATGACGACGCCGACCTCGTGTACGACGGTATTGCTACTCCGGTGCAGGGCACCATCAAAGTCACGTTCACGCCCGACACCGGCATTGACCTGAGCGTGTTGACGTTGACCGACCGGGCACCGCAGACGGTCGACTACAGCCTGTCTGACAAGTACACGGTCAAGTTCACGTTGGAACGCGACGGCACAGCTACGACCGCTGGCCCGAATCTGGAGTCGTGGCAGTTGTTGGCGTTCCCGGCCCCGACCCGTATTGACGAGATCGTGTTGCCGGTCGTGATGAAGAAACGTGTGGCGTCCTCGAGGGGGATGGGTGCTGCGGTGCAGCAGGATCCGCAGGGCGAGTACGACGCTTTGCGTGCGCTAATGACAGCGAAGCAAGTCGTGACGTATCAGGAAGGGTCGCGATCTGAGTCGGTGGTGATTGACCAGATGTCGATGTCTCCAGAGCATTTGTCGGCTGATGGCGACTGGTGGGAAGGCACCATGACACTCCGCATCCTGACTGTGCCGTAGAGTTATGCACAACACGACAGGGAGGTTGTGGATATGAAGAAGCTCGTGATCGACATTGAGACGAGTCCGAACCTTGCCTACATCTGGGGCCTGTGGAACCAGAACGTCGGTCTGAACCAGATCGAGAAGACTGGTTCGGTGATTTGTTTCGCTGCGAAGTGGCACGGCTCCAAGAAGGTGATGTTCTATTCGGATCATCATGACGGCCACGACGACATGGTGCTTGCCGCACACGAGCTACTGTCCGAGGCCGACGCTTTGATTCATTACAACGGCAAAGCGTTTGACGTGAAACATTTGCAGCGTGAGTTTTTGCTGGCCGGGTTTGGGCCTGCCGCCCCGCACGTTGACATTGACCTGCTGAAGACGGTCCGGTCGCAGTTCAAGTTTCCGTCCAACAAACTCACCCACGTCTCCGAAGCGCTCGGCATCGGCAAGAAGACCCCACACACCGGCTTTGATCTGTGGCGTGATTGCATGATGGGTGACGACAAAGCCTGGGCGTTGATGAAGAAGTACAACATTCAAGACGTGCGGCTCACAGAAGAGTTGTACGACCGTCTGCTGCCTTGGATCCCGAACCATCCGAACGTGGCGTTGGCTAACAACAAGCCGGACGTGTGTCCGCAGTGCGGCGGCGGTCCGCTTATATCGAACGGTGTGCGTGCTACGAAGTCGATGACGTACCGCAGGTTTCAGTGCATGGCTTGCGGCGCTTGGTCGAAGAATCGTGTGGCTGAGCAGACTGCTCGACCTGATTATGTCTAACGCGCTTCTAACGCTCGCAGTCTGGCTTCGTGGTCGTTTAGCGTGTCCCGAACCCGATCAAAGTTCTCTTCGCCACGGGCCAGACGGACCTGGATGCTAATGAGGATCTTGCTGACCCATGCCATCCACGGCAGCAGCAGGATGCTGAGTATCGTTAGTATTCCCGTCGCTGCGTCCACGGGATGAAACGGTAGCACACCAAACCTGCATCAGTTCGGCTGCGAAGTCGGCGTCTAACACCGCTACCCGTCCGACCTGTCGGCCTTTCTCGGTGCGGCGATCGCCGTGGATCGCGAACAGCACCCACGGCTCATCCCCTGCGACTTTGCGGAGTTTGGGTATCCAGTCGAACAGTGCCCAGGTTTTGCGGAATTTGACTTCGACGGTGAATGGGCCGCACCAGATGTCGTGTGATTCTCGGGATGCTTCGGTGCGGTGAGCGTCAGGGAACCCTGCGTCTTGCAGTAGTGCGAGGATCTCGTTCTCGCCTGTGGTGCCTTTCTGCTTGGCTTTGCTCATCTGGTAGTGTCCTCCCGTGCGGGCGTGGCGGCGGACCAGCAAAGCCCTGCTGGTGTTCTTCTACATTACAGCGTGGTTTGCGCCAGCAGCGCAGGCTTTGACGAGCGTCGCCCTAGGACCCGACCAGACCTATTACGACCACGCCCTGACCCTGGACGGCGAGACGTTGCTGCATGTGACGTTTGATTCTGGTGTGGCTTGTGCCGAGTTCGATCACAGCACAATGATTGATCCGTGGCTGAGGTTGTTTGACGCCGACGGCAATATCGTGGCCGATGACGACGACGGCAACCACAACGAACAAGACAACTGCTACGGGTCAAAGCTGCATCTGACTCCGCCTGCTGGTGATTATGTACTCAGATTCCGAACGTACCAAGAGCAGTCTGGAGCATCTGTTCCAGAAGGCTCAGGAACCGTTGCCTGGTCTAGCGAGGGATATTCCCCTCCAGCGACCACGACGACCACCTCGACTACGACGACATCGCCTACTACGACGACGACTACAACGACGACTACGACTACTACCGCAGCACCGACGACGACGACAACGACTACGGTTGCGCCGACAACTACGACGACAGTCCCGGTGACTACGACGACGGAGGCTCCGCCATCTACCACTTCAACGACGACCACGACGACTTCGACCACGGTGGCCCCGACGACCACGACGGTGCCGCCTACCACGACCAGTACGTCATTGCCGCCGACGACGACGATCCCGCCGACGACGACCTCAACGTCAACGTCTACTACTACGAGTACGACAACGACCCTGCTGCCTACGACGACCACATCGCCGCCTACCACGACAACCTCGCTGCCCCCCACGACAACGATCCCCCCGACAACGACGACGACTCTCCTGCCGCCGCCTGACGACATCACCCCAGAAGTCATCGAGGACATCAACTACGAAGAGTTGTCAGACGATCAGATCGGGCAGGTCGCAGAAGCGATCCAAGAAGCTGACGACGAAGTCAAAGAAGCGTTCGAAGCAGAAGTGGACATCTTCGCTGGCGCTACCGAGGAGTACGTCCCGGCTGGTAGCCGTGTGTCCGTTGAGGATCGTCGTGCGATCATTGCGGTACAATCTGCGGGTGTCGCTGTAGCAGCAGGTGCTGCGCGACCGAAGCCGCCTGCGCCTGTCACGCCAGGGTCGGCACCTACTACTGGAGGACCATCCCAAGGCTCTAGGAGTAGGAATGATTAAACGATTTGTGAAGGCGGTGCTGTTGGAGTCGTCTGCGCTGGCCTGGACGGTCGGCGGCGTCGGGCTGGTGCTGATTACGATGTCGGGCCGCACCCTTGAGTGGGGTCTGTGGATTGCTGGGGCGAGCTTGTTTGCTCACCTTGTGGGCGTGATCTTGAGCGACGACTGAGCTAAGGTAGATACCATGTTCTCTACCGTGCTACTCAAGGACTCAGCCGAACGTGCTGTCTCTACTTTTTGTCAAAGCCTTGTTGCTCTCGTCGGTACTTCTGGTGCTGGCCTGCTTAGCGTTGGTCTGGCAGACTCGGTAATGGCCTCTTTGGCTGCTGCTGCGCTGTCAGTCGTAAAATCCTATGCCGCTGTAAAGGGGCCAATCGGCGGCGCTAACCCGTCGATGGTCAACCTTGACGTGGCAACCGAAGCTGACATGGACGACTGATGTCGCTTGACGCCAATTTGCGTGGGGTTCATCCGATTCTGGAGTTCCGTATCAGGGGCCTGCTGTCGGAGCCTGCGTTGAAGCGTTACGGGACGTACCCTGCCGTGCGGACGTACGCGAAGCAGAAGGCGCTACGGGACCGATACCTCCGAGGAGGCAATCTCGCAGCGTCGCCCGACCGTGTTCTGCGTACCGGCAAGAGCTTTCCGTATGCGTGGAAGCCTCGTGGGTCGTGGCATATGGAGCAGGCAGACGGGTACGGTCACGCTGTAGACTTGAAGCGTCCGGTCGGTGTGACTCGGGCGATGGCTGACCGTGCGGTCAAGCCGTACCTTGCTAAGTGGGGTTTGAAGCAGACTGTCAGCAGTGAGTGGTGGCATCTTCAGGCTCTTACAAGTTCGGGCTGGGTTGACGGCCCCTTACCAGAAAGCTCCGGCATGTTTCTGACCTACGACAGCAACACCGACGAATACCGAGTCGGTATCCCAGGCGAAGGCACCGCCGTCATCGACTCGCCCAATCATTGGCGAGAGGTGATCGCCAAGGGCCGCATGACCGGCGTGTACGAGTCGCCTCACATGGCTGCTCTGCTTGGTAAGATCCGTAAGGAAGCCAAGAAGAAATAGTTGCGGGCATGGTGCGCAGGGAGATCCTGCGACGGGTTATGGTTTGGCCTGTTGAAACACCCGCAATATGAAACCCCCCTGTTGAGCATTGCTCCAGGGGGGTTTTCTTATTCTGGGAACATGTCGTCAACGGTGTCCGGCACAGCGAACCGGGCGCAGTTCTCAAGCGCGATCTCTGCGATTAGCTGCCACACAGCCCGTTCTTGGTTGATCGTTAGGTCGAGCCAGGGTTCGACGGTTGTTGCTGCGATGGGCACGTTGTCGAACTTGTCCCATCCGACCACGAGTAGTCCTGCGAAATCTTCGTCACCGTCGAAGTCCATTTACACAACATACCACTCAGGGTCAGCGGCTGGCTTCGTTAGTTTGAGC